ACATGGCCCATGGCAACCAGCGCCTGCTCTAAGCCCTTCGGGCCGATGTAGGTCGTTGGTACGCCCGGCTCGATCCCAAAGTTGTTAAACAGCGCGTTGTAGCCGTGCGGCGCAATGGCCAGGCCCGAGGTGCCGGAGTCCTTCTCACGCAGCGAAAGCGCTACTGCTGCGTTCACCTGTTGCTGAATGAGCGCATTGAGCTGCGCTTCGCTGACTTCCATGGTCTACTCCTTTGTGCTTGTTTGCTAGCCTTCTCGAAAAATTAATTTATACGCCGCGATCTCTGCCGGATCGGTTAGTCCCGCCGGAACGTTATTCAACGACTCCTTGATCGTCGCAGCTGCCTGCGGCGTCAGCTGAGTCGCGATCGATTCGCTTGCGCGATAGTAGTTGCGCGCCCCGTTCATGACACTGGTTGGCAGGTCGCCGGTTAGCTCGTCGACCTTTGCCTTGAGTGTCGCAACCTCTTGCGCCTGGGCTGTCGCCTGGGCCTGGGCCGCATCGTCTTTCTGCGCACTGAATCCGCTCAGCGCTGTTTTCAATTCGCCCATGTGGCCGGCCATCTTCTTTTCGATGTCTAAGAGCGGCGTCAGCGCCTCGACAACCGCCTTTGCGATAAGCTGAGCAAAGGCTGCATCGTCCATGCCATCGCCCATGCCGTCGTCAGCCTGATCGGCTTCCATGTCGCCTTCAGCCATGGCTTCCTCTTCCGGCTCGGCTGCCTCTTCTTCCGGCGAGCCCTCGACCGCTGCCGGTGGAAACGCCTTCTGGGCCCCTTCCCAGTTGATACCGGCCGCCGTTCGCATCTCTTTGACCGTTGCCCCGAGGTCGTCGACGCGCGTGATCAGCGCCTGGGCCCAGGCTGGGGCCTCTTTGTACACGACGTTACGGGCCTGAGCCGTATCGTCATCCTTCTGGGCCGTAGCTAGCAAGCTGTCGAGCATAGCCAATGCTTCAGCGTTGCCGGCCGCCTTCTCGCGATACTCCGCGATCTTTTCGGGTGCAAGCACCTTATCCTCCTTTGCGGTTGCGTACCGCGTAAAGTAATTCGCAGCCCGGTTTTGAGGGACTGCCGACCGCTCATAGATCAGAATATGATCGTACACGCCATTGGATGGCTGATCGTCCGTATGAATGAAGCCAGGCGACATCTGATACCCGGCATCGCTCAGCTTCTGGCCCAGGCTCGCCATGGCCTTGTTGCGAAACGTACCGCCCTCGATCAGAAACCGATCGCCTGGGCCCCCTTGCGCCTGAAAATCGCATGCACCCATGACTAACCCCGGCACATGCCAGAACAGCAGCGGGCCGCGCTCTTTCGTCTTATCCCCCAGCGCAACCGCTTCTTTGATCGCGTTGCGGCTGATGATCTCGCGATCTTTGTCTTCGTACGCCGTCGTTGTAATCGCAAGCCAGCGATCCCGGCCGCTATCGTCTTTGTAGATTGTAAAGCCCTTTTGTCGCAGGCCCAGATCGATCGCGTCTTCGGTCGAGGCGCGCATGGCATCGTGCGGCGCGATCCGATCATGGAACAGCGCAAACGTGAGATCCTTCGGGCTGACATCGCTATAATCTTTGCGCTTGCGCACTGGTGGTAATGGCGCCATAGTGATCCCTTGCTAAGTGAACTGCCCCAGTTCACTTATCCAAACATGCCCGCCTGTTGGTCGACCGGCGGGGCTGTCGAGCCCCCGAGCAACTGATCGTAGAGCTCAGCCCGCGTCAGCCGACCGCTATCGCCAAACAGACTTGCTTGCCCAGGCTGGGGCTGCCCCTCGACGATCCGCGCGTAACGCTGTAATAGGCCCCTGACTTCTGTCGGCTTGCGTGCGATGGTATCAAGGTGCACAAGCAAGCGTTCCTGATCCGCGTTGAGCTCGCGATCGAACATGCTCGACTGCCCGAGGTACTTTGCGACGACCTGATGCGCTGGCGTGTTGGCAGTCAGGCTCGGGTTATCCTTGATCCGCGCGTATACATCGACCGTCTTCGCGAAGTCTTCACTGATGTCGAGATGCGGATCGCGCATGCCTGAGCGCGTCAGCGCCGTTGCTCGACTGAAGTCAGGTAGCCCACCGCTGATCCCGTTCTGGACTGTCTTAATATCCGGGTCGAGCGACTCGAGCATCGACTCAGCCATGCGCTCGCCTGCTGCGCCTGGGAAGGCTTTGGTATAGATCGCAGCTTTGGCCCGATACAGCCCCATTTGATTCAATTCGCCATGGCGCGTTAACAGGTTGGCGCGTTCGTTATCCGGTACCGTCGCAAGAAAGTCGTCAATAAACGGCTTGTTCTGCTTATCCCTGAGCGCTCGATCGATGTCGCCCGACTCGCTCACATGCAACTTCAGCATATGCTGATTACTGATCTGCCCGGCGTCGACCTTTGCCTGCTCCAATGGCGACATGCGCAATGTACCGCTGCTGTTGGCTTCTCTGGCAAACGCTGCCGCATCGTGATCGCCTTGCAGCCTGCGAACCAATACCGGATTCTGCATCTTGTCGACTGCTGCCGGGTCGATCCCGGCTGCCTTCGCTTCAGCCTTGATCGCGTCTTTATACGCTGCATACTTATCCGGATGGAGCTCGGCCGCGCGCTGGAGGGCTAGCGTACGCCCGTTGCCGCTCAGCACGTTGCCATGCGCGTCGATGATCGGCGTCCCGGCGTCGATCCGGTGGAAGTCGGTTGTCATTACTTCCGGATTCATGTTCTGGGCAACGTCGGCGATCTGGGCCTGGCTGCTTGCCCTCGACCGATCGCGCGGCTGTAGGCTTGCATCATACTTCGGGTTAATCCCACCGTTGGCAGTATTGCTAGCTTGAATAGATCCCATGTCGACGAGCTCATGGCGCATCGTGTAGGATTGATTCGGGTCGTTGCCGTAGGCCTTTGTTGTTTCGCCAACCGTCTGCCCTGACGCCGGGCCGGCCCCAGCGGCTGGAGTTGCCTTGCGCTCACTTTCGCCCGGCGTGTGTTTTGTCCCAGCGAAGCCCGCTTGCGGTACGCGCTTGCCTTCAGCGTTTTTATTCCAGAGCGTTGCCTGCTGCCCGCCGCCGCCCTTGCCTGCACTGGTACGACTCGCAGCCCCGCCGCCGCCGCCGCCCTTGCCGCCGCCGCCCATGTGCGCAAACATCGCCCGCTGTTGCGCGGTCTGCTCTTTGCGGCGTGCGAGGTAGGATAGCGGTCGAGCATCTTTCTTTGTGGCGTTGAGCCCGGCCGCAGTCAGCACCGGCATGCCGTCGCGATCGATCTTTGCGAGCCCGTTGCGGATCAGCGTGCGCAACTGATCCATGGTCATTTCGCCGCCTTCGCTCATGGTCGTTGCGGCGTCGACGAGATTCTGTGCTAACTTTGGTTTCTCGGGCTCGACCTTTGCGGGGGCTTCGGGTTTCTTGCCGGGGCTGATGCTCGTCGACCCAGCGCCGCCGCCGCCGCCCCCACCTGATGCACCCGCGCGCCCGGATCGTCGCTGTGCGAGCTTCCCAGCGGCACCCTGGGCCGCCTCAGCAGGCCCACCCGATCCGCCCTTGCCGGGCTTTGCGCTTGCGCGCTCTTCGTCGCGCTTCTTCTTTGCGGCTTCCCGCTCAGCCTGGGCCGCGAGCTTCTTCGCAGCTGCTGCCGTACGTGCTACTTCTTGCTCGCCACGTTTGGCAACCTGATCGCGCGCTCGACTGGCAGCATCCTTTGCGCCCTGCACATCGCCACGTTTGGCGGCGTTGAGTAAGACGTTGGCCTGCTCAGACTTGCGCGGCTGGCCATCGGCGCCGATCTCTAACAGTCCCTCTTTCGCAAGGAAGTCGATATCCTGGGGCCTGAGCGGCTTGCCCTGCGCAAATTGATTCAGGTTTGCGAGATGATCACCCAGGTCGGTTTCGTCGCCGACCTTCGTCATGTTCTGAGCCTGCTGCTTTGTGAGCTCGGCCGCGCGCTCGTCGGCATGCTGCTGCCGCTCTGCCGCCCGTTGCTCGTCAGTCTTCGGGGGCTTCTTGGGTTTCGCCCCAGCGCCGCCGGCACCTCGACCCTTCGGGCCCTTCTTGGGTTTCGCCTTTGCGCCGTCGCAAGGGCCATACTTGCCATGCACGTTACACAGGTTGCCACGAATACGCCGCACGCCGGGCGATAACAGTTCGCCCGGTTGCCCAGCCCCAGCCGCTGGGGCCGCTGCCGGGCCCGCTGGGGCTGTCGGCTTCTTTGCAGGTGCACCAACCGGCGTATCACTCGACACAGCCTTCTCGACCTGCATACAGCCGCAGTCGCAGTCTTTGATCTTCTTGTTCTTACGACGGTTGGAGACTCGGCCAACGCCAGGCTGATTAAACAGCGCGTTGTTTCCAGTGGGGGGGATGGCCATGCCCGAGGTGCCGCTATCTTTCTTCTCTGGAAGCACATCAAAGTCAGTCAACTTATCCCAGCGCTTCGCAAAGGGTTGACGTGTGGCATGGGCCCAACGTTGTTGACGACGTGACGCAAACGGCATGGGGTGATTCGCTTATACTTTCGCAGTATATCTATAAGTATAGGCTATATGTCAAGATAGCTCTTTACTAATCTGCCGTTGAATAAGTTGGGCTACCCTACTCCGCCATTTCTTCGCAATGATCGTCGACCATCCTCGGGGCTTCGTCCCAGGATGATGCACGAATCGACGGAAGATGATCGCCCCGCTTGCCCCACCTGACTGCGAGCCGATGAATCCGGGCCGTGTCTTTGCGCTATAGCCACCTTGAAAGCGGAGCATCTTTGCGTTGCGCGGGTAGATGTCGTGCGCGCGCGTTCCGGCGTTGAGCATCAGCCATACCTCGTCTTTGGTACCGACGAGCCGCCCATCCTTCTGGGCCTTGACCGTATAGGTTGGCTGATGATCCCATGTGCTACTGGTACTCTCGAAGTCGATCAGCGCGCCGGCCGCGCCATCGTCGAGCCCGCGATCGATCGCCGCTTGCATCTTGCGTGGGTCGAGCCGGTTGCGCTTCGGTATCTTTGGAACGATCTTGATCATCGGTAGCACCGCCGGATCTTCTTGCGCATCATGCGACCATGGCCATGCTCGACGGGCCATACCGATCGATAGAAGCTGTCGACGACCGGCTGAAGCGCCGCGCGTAACACTTGCGCGATCTCGTCGTTGGCCCAGGCGACATACTCAATCAGTTCTTCGTTTGTCATTAGTAAACCACCTTCGGATCGAATGCCGGCGCTTTGCCCTCGTCAGTTATCCGGCCGTGCAACTGCCGCGCGATCCCCTGGGCCAGCGTCAGCGCCGGATACGGATCGGCCCCAGAGGGCCCGGGCTGCTCATGCATCATGGCATTGAGCATGTCGATCACGGCGTCGGCTTCCGTGTCTTTGGTCTGCCACTCGACGCCGTTATAGCTTGCGGTGATACCGCCGACTTCCATCGTAATCATGGCGTTCTCAGCACATCGTACATGAACATGAAGTAATCCGGATCGTCTTTGGCCAGCTTCAGCGGATCGCTATAGAAGTATTCCAGCCCCATGCTGATGATCTCAGTATCGCCATTCGCATAGCGCTTGCCCATGTACGGGCTGATAAACTTATCAGACTGGGCTGTTTCGCCCGCGCGATAGTTGCTGTTGTTCGTGATCTCTGCCAGCGGTCGAGCATCTTCGCCGGCCGTACGCCGGTCGAGGAATGCCGCCGCGCGGGCCTTGACCTCTGGGTTTCTAAACTCAATATGATGCCCGAGCTCATGCACCGCAACCCGATGCGCGTCGTTGGCTAGCACGATCTGCCCACTATGGAAGACATCGTTACCCCAGTCGACCGCATAGGCCCTGACATCCTTCTCAAGTTTGATCGCAATCGGGCGATTCGCAAGCCCGGTCGTCGAGGTTAAGCGCATCGCGTCGACCATCGCCCCGCCGATCGACTGCCGCTCAGCAGGCGTTATAGCATGATCGAAGCGTAATTCTACATGGCCCGGCTTGTCGACCTGCAATATCTGCCGGCGTAGGTTGTCATCAACTGCCAACGCTTCAGTTGACAACTTTCGTTGCTCGACCGTCATGGCCTTGTAGCGCCGGTCGATCTTTGCTATCGCCTTGTCGAGCTCCTTTACGCGCGCATCGTCGCCGGCTTCTTTGGCTGCAAACCGTTCGCGCGCATGGGCTGTGCGCTGTTCCGCGAGCGCGTCAGCTTCAGCGTAGAGCGCGCGGCGCTTCTCGCGGATCGGCTCTTTCAGTTTCTCGGCTGCATTCTCCGCGTCGAGCACCTTCGCATGCGCGTCTTTGGCTTCTTGACTATGGCCCGCCTGCCGCTGGGCCTGGGCTGGCTTCGGGTCGGCTCGGCCGCGCACGGTTGGCGTGCTGAGCGGCGCGCGTTGAATAGCGTTGGCAACATGGATCTGTAGATGGCGCGGCACCTTGTCAAGATAGTTGTCCTGAGCGTCAGCCAGGCGCTGGAGCTCGGCAGTCGTCGACCGACGTTGCGCCGGGCTCATGTGGCCTGCCTGCTGCTTGATGATATTCTCGATCCGCTGGGCCCGCGCAAGATAGTCGCTTGCGGCATGCGCCGCGATCCTGCTATCCTGAATGCTAGCCCCGCCGGCCCGCGATGCGCTATAGGCTGAGCGCGATGCCACCCGGCGGCCGGTCGACCGGCCATGCGAGCGCTGATCGTGCACCCCCGGCATATGCTTGAGTGTAATCGTCTCATCGCCCCAGGTATCTATCTCGCTATCGTCCCAGCCGTCAAAGTCTTTCTCTATAAAGTTCTGCCGCTTTACCGGATAAGAGCCGACGAGCGCAGGGCATTCGTCGCAGTGATCCTCAGTCCCGCCCATTTCGCGAGTGAGCTCGCCGGTGCCGTCGTCGTTGTCGCGTACGCTGATGCGACATTTGCAGTTCGTAATGCAGGTCTGGTTGCCCGGCAGTAACTCGGGTGGTATAATCCAGTCCCCCCAGCGCTGGCTATAGTACGTCTGCCGCACCGCCCCAGCGTAAAGGCCTGCCCGAGCTGCGATCTGGGCTTCGCTCAGCCCCTCGGCCGCCGCTACGAAGTTTGCGAGGTATTGTCGCTGCACACGTACTAACTGATCGATGTCTTTGCGCTCTGCCCTCGACAGCCCCCGAAACAGCCCCGGGTCGAGTTTAACCCCAGCCCGATCGGCTGTCGCTGCCAGCGCCGCAGCCGTATGGCCCCGCGCAATGATCGCGTCCATCTGTTTGGCCCAGCCGGGCCTGCTGAAGTCCAGCGCCTGAATCGCGTCGAGTGTCAAGGCGTGCAGGTTCGTCGGCGTGTCAGCCATGCGCGCCTCGTCGCTTCGCAGCCTTTTGCTTACACACCGCAATAATGCGCAGTCGCGTTACACGCCGGGCCTGGGCTGCACACACGCGACACTGTTTCGCCGATCCGTGCAACCGCGTAATATCAGCACCGCACTGCTTGCAGGTTCGCTCAGCCATCGCCGCGCGCCTTGCGGGCCCAGTCGAGCGCCGCGCGCCATTCCTGATTGATCAAGTCTGGAGTTGTGTCGACATCTTTAACGACGCCAAACGGCTGATCGCAGAAGGAACAATACAGCGCGTTGGCGGGCGAATGATCGCCGCATGCCTTACACTCTTTCATCTTGTATTCTTTGGCGACTGGGGCTGCCGCCTGGGGCTGTTGGCCGGCTGCTTGCGGCGTGTTGCTCGGCAGCGGCGTAACGACTGGGGATCGGGCCTGGGCCTCACCGCCGATCAGCTTCTCATTGTCGTTAATGTTGCCCGCTTCGGTTGCGTCAGCAGGCAAGAAGGCTTCGTCGAGATCCCCGGCGTCCACTGCCGCGTTGAGCATCTGCATCGGACTGATCGCCCCGGCGTCAACATAGACCTTCAGCTTGTCGGCGCGGGCCTTCTCAGCCTGGGCCTTCATTGTCTGATCGCGCCAGTCTTCGCTATCGCCCATGAAGAACACGGTCGAGCCGGGTAGCGTCGTGTGGGTGAGGGCTAGCTCCCAGTTCTTATCAAAGCCCGCCATGCCCTGCCCCTTGATCCCTTCGTCGCGCACCTGGGCAGCCAGGCCCGTATTCAACCCAGCCGGCGCCGGGTCGAATTCTTCGACATTCATACCGATCGAGTGCGCATAGCGCCGGTACGCATCGGTGCGCTCTTCCTTGACATCGAAGCCGTCAGGTACTTCAGCCAATGGGATCGTGACGACCGTCGGCGTCGCCGCCATTTCGATCATTGGGACGATGGTCGAGCCCTTATACAATACAAAGCCCCGTTGATCTCTGGCATCGTCGCTACTGTTGAGCGCGTCGCGCAACATCTTGTCGGATACGCCGTTGACAAGGTGAATAGCCAGGTTGCGCGTGCCGGTGATCTTCTCCCTGAAGTAGACCTCGACCGCTGCCAGCTTCAGAATGGTTGCCCAGGATCGTGATGCGCTGCACATCCCATAGCCGCGCATCTCGACCCTTGGACTAGGCATATCGGTGATCCGGATCACGTCTTCGGCGTCGAGCAAGTGATAGCCGCCATAGTATGACCAATAGACGATCGGCTTCTGGGGATCGCCGGTCGGATAGCACCGAAGCGCGTCGAGGTGAAACAGTCCGACGATCTTACTGCCCCGCGCGCTCGACGACCGGGCCTTCTCAACGACCATGCCCATGTCAGTCAGCAGGTAGTCTTGCAGGCCCCGCTGCAGCCCGCTGGCATAGCTGCCGTCGTATCCCAGGATCAGTTGCTGAGCCGCCTTGATGCGCCGCGCGCTATCGTCGGAGTCCTCGATCCTGAAGCCCTGGGCAACCTTCTTAGAGATGGCCTTGAAGATGGAGTCGGCCCACATGTTTTCAAACTGGGGAGTCTGGGAGAGCAGCCGATCGCGCCCGATCGAGCCTTGCGGGGGTAAAGAGAATTGACCATACTGCGCAATGCCGGGTATGCCGCTCAGCAGACCCACTGGGCCCATGAGGATCGTGAACGGTGCCGCTGCCGTCGCCGGGATCGCGTCTTGCCGAGTGACGGATCGCTTGCGGGCCGCCTCGACATCAGCGGTCGACATCATATCACTCATGGTCGAGCCTTGTAGCTAAGATACCACATGGCCATGGCGTAGATGGCCAGCACCGCGATCAACAGCATCATACATCATACCTCTGGGCCCAAACGCCGTATCTCAGCGCGTCGAGCGAATGATCGAACGCCTTGACGATCTTGCCGTTGGCGTCGCGCCGATAGCTTGCCATCTCAGCGCGTAGGTTCTTGCACCTGGGATGCACCTTGACGCGGCGCCGGCCGTTGGCATCGGCCGCGATAGCGCGGCGTAGTTCTTTGATACTCTCCTCGACATCCGGCGGGCTGTTGCGGGTATAGATCGCCTCGACGTGCAGCCTGCCCTTTAACTCGGCTGCCGACTTGTCGACAACCGCATAGTCAGGCGCCGGATACGGCAGCTGCGTTATCATCTGTATATGATCGTTGCTCAGCACGCCGGCCCGGTCGTCTTCATAGAAGACGTTGATCGAGCCGTCGTGTCGCAACTGGGCTAGCAGGAACACGCGGGGGTGACTGTCGGCACTCCAATACCCAGTAGCAGGATCACGCTTGCCAACGTAGCCATCGTCAACGAACCATAGCACGCTGCCGCCGCCCTCGACATACTCAGCAGCCTCAGTCACGTTGTCGCTATCGCTCCATACGTCGAAGATCACGCCGGTCGCCTGCACCCATTCGCCGCGATTCAGTCGCGCATCCTCGACGCCAGTCAAGGTGCGCATGGTCGCATCGTAATCCGCCGGGTTGTGCCGGTTATCCTGTCGACCGCTGTAGTATACGTGCGCTTCGCCGCCGACGATCAGCCGATTATAAATCCAGTGCGTTGGCGCGTCAGGGTTACAACTGTACAGGATCTGACGCCAGCGTGCCGCACGGCCGCGCATACGGGCGCGTAGGGCATTGTGGTCTGCTTCCTCTAGTTCGGTCGCCTCTTCGCCCCAGATGATATCCACGCCGCCCCTGGGCCCGATGGACTTCAGTCTTTCGCGCTGCTCTTTGTCCTCAAGCCCCATATAAGCCAGGATCGAGCCGTTGAAGTAGCGAAAGAAGTCTTTCGACTCATACTGCCTGACGCGCGGATCGTCGCCGATCACGGTTTCATTCAGGAACAGCAACGAGCCCTTTGTGAGACTGACGCGAGTCTTGCGCACAAGCAGGGCAAAGGCCCCAGGATACTTCAGGCAATAGCCGTGCAGCTTCTCAGCACCCAGCCGCGACTTGCCGCCGCCGGCCGAGCCGGTCAACAGGATCAGCCCGGTCTTATCGCGCCATGGCTCGACCTGCCACGGCAGCGGATCAAACAGCGTCGCCGGGTTGTGCCGGATCGTCGTCTGGGGCTTCGTCCCAGTCGTCAGGGCTGACAATGGTATACCCCTTGCGCACTTCGATACCGCCGCTATGCTCGACAAACTCTTTCGGCTTGCCGTACTTGCGATCCCACAGCCAGGTCGACGCCTTGATCGAGCTGTCGGCCGCCTGCACACCTTTGCGCTTCGCATTCGCAATCATGTTTTCGACGATCGCGCGCTCGGCCGCTTCATCGAAGAGCTCAGCCAGGATCGACAGCGACGCATCTTCGACAACCTTCTTTGGCCGGCCTGGGCCCCCTGGGTTGCCCTTCTGGTATGGCATAAGTTTAAACTTGAGAAACTACGGCAGGTTGAGCAACGGGCCGGCGATGATCACGACGGCAAGCCCAACGCCAAACAAGAACATGCACAGCCACTGCGGCAGACCAAAGTGAACGGCGATCCACCAGAGCAGAGTCGCAAGGGCTGCCGCAATGATGGCCAATAGAGTAGCAGGGCCAATGGTCATAATAGATACCTCTTCACTAGAAGCCAGGCTGCCACACCAACGAACCACCAGAGCAACACCCAGAGCAGCGCGGCAAGGATACGCCAGTACAGTTTCAAAGCGGCGTCAGCCCGGCCATGTCGACAAAGCCAATGCCGGCCGGCACCCCGTCGAGCTCACACACATGGCCGTTGCTCGGGTCGTCGATCTTGATATGCTGCCCAGGCGCTAGAAAGCCCCAGAGTAGCCCGGTATGGTCGGATCGCTCATAGACTGGCAGTCCCATGACCTGATAGGGTTTCGCAGGCGGTGCCAGTACCTGATCGCGCCATGCAATAAAATCAGCGTGTGGCCAGTCGGTAGGGTCGACCTTGCGCTGATACGGCCCCGGCAGCGCGACTTGACCATGCGTGTCGACCTGGGCCCCGAGGATCGCATAGCTTCGACAGAGCTCTTGCAGCAGCCAGGCTAGCGCGTCTTTCTGGACGGTTGGCCAATTTTCGCCCCGCGCATGAAGACACTCGATCCCGATGCTGTTGACGTTGACGTACGTGCTGATCGCGTCGCCACTATGCCAGGCGCTGTACTTCTGGGGATCGAGAAACTGAATGATCTCAGCCTGTCGACCGATCAGATAGTGCGCAGAGATAGAAGACGAGGTATAGATGTAGTTGGCAGCTGACGAGAGCGATTGACCAACGACGCCCTCAGTCGAGTGCACGACGATCGAGATCGGATCACCCGGCCGCGTTCCATAGCCATGGCCAACCGGATAGGTTTTCGCCTTTGGATAGGTCGAGGCGTTGATCGGGTAGGACATAACAGCCCTATCTCTGGGATGAGAGAGAGTGATCTACTGACAGTATACCACCTGTTGTCAAGCGAAAATAATTGGTCAAGTTGCCGATACGATTCCGATCACGTTTCGCAATAATTCTCCCATTGCAAAGCGGTCTATAAGTGCTATAATAGCTACAGTGTAATCATCGTTTATTGGAGTGCTACCGCTATGTCCACAACCGCGTTTAATGTTCGGACTGTCGACGGGCTCATGGGCATGTTCTATGCTGCTGCGCATTCGCGCGGCGGCGTACAGGTCGTCGAGGGCCTACACTTCAACGAACAGTTTACGCTGAGCGCGAAACAGTTCGCATGGCTCTGCGATGTTGAGCGCAAAGAATACGGCCCAACGCCGACGAGCCGTGCAGGCCGGCATGTCACTGGGCAGATCGGCGGCGTTGGTTTCTTCGACGCACATGAGCGCAAGTATGGTAGCGCGATCGTCAACATTCGCTATTCGTAATCAGTACAAAGGAGTTTCGCCATGTACCCATCCATCACGATCGCCTACGGCCCAGGCCACACCCAGGCCATGATCGACTTCATCGGCTTTGACTATCGCGACTTCGGCAGCGGCCATTGCGCGTTGCGCGATTACGTCGACGGCTACACCAACCCGACGACCGGCGAATTCATCGAAAAGAACAATCGCGGCCAGTGGTCGCGACATTCCATCGTCACGATCTATCCCGACTTTGAAACCTACCGCGCCATTCGCGATGAACTGGCGAAGAGCCATCCGATCTACCGCTAACGACACTCGACGGGCCCGGCGCTGTGCCGGGCCTTCAGCCCAAAGGAACAAACCATGGCACGACAGCAAATCAATTTGAGCCTGACTGACGACACGCGCGACAAGCTCGACATGCTTGTGACGCTGATGCGCAAGACATCAGGGCTTGAGACGAGCCGCACGACGATCATTACGGTGTTGGTTGAGGAAGCCGCAAGCCGTGTCGAGTCCCAGGCCCAGCCACTGAAGCGGATCGAGCCGATCCGCGATGGCAAGAAAACGATCGGATGGCAAGCAGTCTACGGCGATCACATCGTCGGTACCTTCGACCTGCGCGACAAGGATCGCGCTCAATCTGCGCTCGACCGTTTCGTGTATGAGGAGCTGAGCCGATGAGCGAGCGAACGATCCGCAAGATACGCGCCGCTGTGCAGCACCATGGACGCGGCATGGATAACGCCTACACCCCCGCTCGCTATGGCGTATACGAAAGCGAAACGCTCATATTGACTATCGACGCCCGCAAGAGCACCCGCCAATATGAGCGCGCCGAGTGGGATGTATGCGAAGGTGACAAGCGGCTCAAGACGTTTCCGACCCTCGCAAATGCAAAGGCGTGGGCGCTTGACCGTTTCGTCTATGAGGAGCTGAGCCGATGAACATCGAGATCACCGAAGACCGCGCCCGATGGCGCTCGACCGACTATACATGGAACGTGCGGATCGACGGCGTGCTGATCGCCGTCGCAAAGACGCCGGGCGCAGGCGACTATGTTGCGAACGAAGTTATCGCCCGCAACGATGTCGCGATGCTGAAGCAGGCGATCAGCGCGCTCGACGCCGTTGATCAGGCGCTCACAGCTGAGCTCATGCGCATGCCTGAAGGCGATTACCTCGACGCTAACGGCATGCGCGTGCCTGCCCCAGTCCACTGCCAGCAGCCCGACGACCTGTGCGATGTGCATAACCCATGCCCGGCGCACGCTGCCGACGCTGCCGCATATCTTGCCGAGCTCGCGCACCCATCCAACAGCCTGACGATCCCGATCAACGCCGAAGGCCCAGAGTGCCCTTGCGGCATGCCTGCCCTGTTCTTTGTCCAATACCCAGGCAAGACGTACGCCTACTGCCCCGACTGCTATCGGGATCTTAACGCCGGCCGGCCGCCGCTGCTGGCCCAGTGCGCAGCGGTGATCCGCAGGTGCCTGGGCTCGACGACCGGCGCCGGGTCGATCATTGACGAGTTGCGCCGGGTCGACCGTGCGCTGAGTAGCGAGGGTTGGTGATGCAGCACCTATCGCCCCGCGCTCGCATCATTGTGCTGATCGCCCTGCTGTTGATCTTGTTCGTGACCGTTGCATGCTTTGGGCCCGAGGCAGCGTGCAACCTCGATCCGTGTTAGTTAGGAGCATCCCACAATGCAGCACAACGCTACACCAGACATTGTAATCCGCATGACGGCCTGGGATCACCTCAACGCACACCGGCAGGCCCTGCGGGCTGCCCAGGCCCTTCTGTCGGGGGCCCAGACGAGCCGCGACAGAACCATGTACCGCGTTTGGATACTCAACGCGGAGCGCAACATTATGCACTGGCAGGCCCAGGCAGAAAGGGAAACACCATGAGCCTAACAACTGACGAGATCGACGCCGTTCGCGCTGAGCTGAGCGAAGCCACCTATAGCACCGTTTACGATACGGCCCAGATCGATCATCTCGTCGTCGCAATCGGACAACTGACGCGACTGGTTGAGAAGCTGCATGCGCGCATCCTGTTCTTAGAGCAGCAGCAGCAACGACAGGAGAATTACTAGCATGCCCAGCTTCAAGCGGTTTCTCATGGGCTTCGCCGTCTATCTGCTCTTTGCGGCAGCGGCAGCAGGCGTGCTGATCTATGCCGGGCTCAATGAATACTTCTATCCGGTGCTTGTCATCTTCATCCTGGGATATGTCGGGGGCCGCATATCGAAGATGATCGAGCAGGGTCGTTAACTTTGGCGCTTCTGGGCCTGGCGCACATCTCAGGCCCATCTTACGATAAGGGGTATCACAACCATGGCAGACTTCGATCAGGACGATGGCAGTCAGTACGGCAGCT